TAAATCATGCAGCTAAGATGTCTAAAAATCCACCTTTATTTAAAAAATTATTTGCAGGGAGTAGTGTAGAACAAGAAGCTATGGATGCATTTGCAGCTAAAAAGAAAGCAGAAGCTATGGAAGAGGAGTTACGTAATTGGATTAACATGGTACATGGTCCAAATGCATGGAATGATCTTTTAAAGATGCAAGCTAAAATTCGTAAGCAACGACAAGAAACCTTATATAAACAAGCTGAGCTGCGTAGAAATATGCTTCAAGTAGTAGGAATCATATTATTAGGAATCGTCTTTGTAGGGGCTGTCGTAGGAACATTATGGATGCTTGTACAAAGCGAGACAATATGATTTATGCACATAAAAATTATAGGCTTGAAGTAAGAAGAGATAAAGGTAAATTCTATATTAATAATAAGTTATCATTCCAAGGATTTGCTTTTAAAGCATTAATAATGTTTATAGATAATTGTAATGATAATAATGTTAGGTCTAAATTTAAATCACAGTTATCTATGAGAGAACAATGTAAATTTAAAGAGAGGGGAAAAGATGATAAGGAGAAAACTTTATGAGGTATTCAATACTGCTTATGTTATTATTAGCGGGTTGCCGTACGGATTTTTCAGATATTGTTACAGGTGCTGGCGCGTCGGGCGCTGCAGCTGTTGCAAGTCTAGTTACAAGCAGTCCTGTGATAGTTGCAGGTGTGACTGCGGGTGGTGCCCTGGCTGGAAGCATAGCAGTGGATGACGCACCTTTAAGTGCTGCTGACTATGGCGGTGAAGATGGACAGATAAATTCGTTTTACGAACTAATGTCTTTCGCTATTGCAAACTTTATGCAACACATGATTGGTATCGCAGTTGTTGTTGGAGTACTATGGTTACTTGCTGGCTACTTAGGTGCACGTAAGAAGAGACCTGAAGAAAAAGCTCTTGAATCACAGCTATCACTTTTAGTAGATAAGATCGGAAAAATGAAGGAGAAGTAATATGGAAATTCCTATATACAGAGGCGAGCCTTTATTCGTTGATAAACCTGGCTCATGGTGGTCACCATTTCCTGAAAAAGCCCAAGGATATAGGCAGAATATATTTCATAATACATTTGATTTTAAAAAAGGTAATCCAGGTAAAATCTTAAAAGCTAAAACAAATCTAGATGATTTTAGAGAAGCTATGCGAAGAGTGATTGTAAAGCATCATACTAATCGAGGTGGAAGTAAACCAATATTTGTAATGCCAGATAGACCTTATATGAAAATGTCTATAGCAGAGGCTTTTAAACAATTAGATAAAGATATAGCTGATATAAAAGCTGGTAAAATAACTTTAGAAAAGCTAGCTGAAAAGAATGCATTATTTAAAGAAGGATATTTTACAGGAAAACTAGGAGAAACTCTTAAACCTAGGGTAGCTTGGGGACAAACTTTAAGACCTCTTGTAGGTCCATTAGCAGATGCTACAAAGAGAACTGCTAAAACCTTAGGCAAAGGTGCACTTAAAGTTGCAGGGCCTGTTGGGTTAGGTATTGGAGTTCATGATAGTGTTAGGCCTGGAGGTGATTGGAGTAAAGGAATAGTAGGTGCATTTAAACCTTGGCATCCTGATCCAAATAATCCTGCTCATTCTCATTTACAAACAATGGATCAGTATAGAGAAAAGATAAAAAATCTAATTGGAAAAGGTCCTTTATCTAAGAATTGAACGTCCCCTATAACATACGCTTAAAGGGGGTAAATATGTTACACAATCAAGAATTTAAAGGACCAGAAGCATCTATCTCGCAAGAAATAGATGAAATGAAATACCGTCAGAAAGACGAAAGTTTTGATCAAAAGATTAAAAGAATAGCCAGAGCATTATCAGATGGAATAGAACATCGATATGAACTAGAAAGTATATTAGGCAATATGAGATTTTTACCAGCAGGTAGAGTACAATCTGCTATAGGATCTAATAGGATTACCACTGCATATAACTGTTTCGTGTCAGGAGTAATCGAGGATAACATGAATAGTATAATGGAGAAAGCCAGTGAAGCTGCTGAAACAATGCGTAGAGGGGGTGGGATTGGTTATGACTTTAGTCGCATCCGACCAAGAGGCGACAAAATTAAATCACTCGATAGCCAGGCTAGCGGTCCTGTTTCCTTCATGGGTATCTTTGATGCTGTGTGTCAAACCATCGCTAGCTCAGGACACAGACGTGGGGCGCAGATGGGTGTCCTTAGGGTCGACCACCCGGATATTGAAGAATTCGTTATGGCTAAACGTAATTCTGATCGTCTTACTGGTTTTAACGTTAGTGTTGGTGTAACTGATAAATTTATGGAGGCTTTGACAAATGATTTGGATAGCAGCTTTACATTGGAATTCGAAGGAAGACCATACAAGACCATATGCGCAAGAGAGCTTTGGGATAAAATCATGGATAGCACTTGGGACTGGGCTGAGCCTGGTGTTTTGTTTATTGATCGTATAGCCGAGATGAATAATCTTTACTACTGTGAAGATATATTTGCTACAAATCCGTGTGGAGAACAACCCCTACCACCGTATGGCGCGTGCTTATTAGGTTCATTTAATTTAACTAAATATGTTGAAGAGAAGATGGTTAATAGGGAAAGTGTAAATACATTTAACTTTCCTCAGTTTAAAGAAGATATACATCATGTCGTGAGGGCAATGGATAATGTTATTGATAGAACCATCTATCCACTTAAGCAGCAAGCAGATGAAGCTAAAGATAAAAGAAGAATGGGTTTAGGTGTAACTGGCTTAGCAAATGCTGGAGAGATAATGGGTTTCCCATATGCCTCTGAAGAATTTATGACATGGGCTGAAAAAGTATTTGCATGTTTAAGAGATACCTGTTACAAAGCATCAGCTTTAGTAGCAAAAGAAAAAGGACCTTTCCCATTATATAGAGAAGATTATTTAAAATCTAATTTTGTTAGAGGCTTACCAGCTTCTGTTAAAAAGTTAATTAGAGAACATGGAATTCGTAATAGTCACTTAACTTCTATAGCGCCTACTGGTACTATTAGTTTAGTTGCTGATAACGTAAGCGGAGGAATTGAGCCTGTATTTAATCATTATTATGACAGAACTATTCAAACTTTTGACGGTCCAAAGACCGAGAGAGTAAAAGATTATGCCTATGAAAAAGGAGTAGAAGGACGATCAGCTAATGATATAAATGTTAAAGAGCACTTAGCTGTATTATTACTCGCACAAAATTATATAGATAGTGCGTGTTCAAAAACTTGCAATGTAGGTGATGACGTTACATATGAAGATTTCAAACAAGTTTATGTTGATGCCTGGAAGGGTGGGGCGAAAGGATGTACTACGTTTAGGCTTAGCGGTAAAAGATTTGGAGTACTCCAGACCGTGGAAAAAGAAGAGAACAACTCAGATGAGACTGAGACAGTTAAAGAAGAGGAGCAAGTTGAAGCTTGTTTTATAGATCCACAAAGTGGTCAAAAGGAATGTGCTTAATGGAGAATTAAATGGCAAGTAAAGTTATACCAGTTACTAACTTACCTGAGTTTGGTGTAGTTAAAGATCCACCAACAGTTGGGTTAGCACCTAACATATTTACTGATGCAAGAAATATAAGATTCCGAGATATGGCTGCATGGAAAATGAGAGGTGACACAGCATTATTTGCAGATTTAAATCCTACTATGCCTACTAATTATTCTGCAGGTAAAATAGTTTTTGTTACTTGGTGGAATAATCCTAACTTAGTTCCTAGTAATAATACTTATTATGTATTTGTAATTGAACAATTATTAACTTCTGATAGTAGTGTAAAAGGTCATAGAGTATTTATTCAAAAAGCAAATGATACTGCAGTTAATGCTATGAATGATGTAACACCTACTACAGATTTACAAGGTACTGGAGCTAACTTAGGTTTTTCAGCATCTACTAATTGGCAATCAACTGAATTTGCAGGTGGGTTTTGTTTAATATTAAATAATGGTATTGAAGCACCTCATTATATGATGGACCTTACTGATAATACTACTATAGGTGATGTACCTAACTTAGCTAAATTACCTGGATGGGAATCATATAACTCAGCTCCTAAAGTATTAGAGGCTACAGTTAGATTAGCGTTTGGTAGTACCGGAGTCACAATTGATAATCCTAGGTTATTTGATTTAGGACAAAAAATAGATTTTACTAAAAACACTTTATTTGTAACTAAACAAACTCCTAATGAAACTACAACTGAATGTGCGCCTGTAGCTGCAGGAACTAATGCAGGAAGTAACGCGCCTAATGGTGGGGTAATAGCAACTAACTTTGTACCAGGAGATGTACCAGGAAGTCCTGCAACTAATCCAGCTGGAACAAACTTTCAGTATGCAATATATAATAATCCTGATACTAATACTACTAATATTGTTTTTAATACTAATATAGTAGCTGATGATGTTGTAAGATGTTTTGTAGTATCAAGGAATCCTATTGAGACTAGCTGTGGTGTTATAAGAGCATTTGGTAATTTCTTAGTTGCAGGTAATTTAAAAGAAACCACAACTGCTGGTACTATACGTATACTACCAGGAGTTGTAAGAACTTCTGATGTTGCAGTACCAGGTTCAGTACCACAAAACTGGAATCCATTTGCACCAGGAACAAATACAGCAGACGAATTTACATTATCAGATACTGCGACTGTGCAAGACTTAGTACCGCTTCAAGGTAATATGTATATTTATACTAATACCTCTATACATAATTTAAGATTAACTAATAGTGCTGTAACACCTGTTGCATTTACACCAGTTACTTCACAGTATGGTTGTCAAACAACTGATGGTGTTATAGAGTTTGATGGTAAACATTTAGTTGTAGGTAGTAATGATATTTATTTATTCTCAGGAAATCCTGGAAATATAGCTTCAATTGCTGATGCAAAAATTAGAGATTACTTTTATGAAAATTTAAATAATTCAAAAGCTAATTTATTATTTACATTACGTAATCAAGCTAATGATGAAATATGGATTTGTTATCCTAAAGGTACTAGTACTGTTTGTAATGAAGCATTAGTATATAACTTTAGATTAAATAATTGGAGTACTAGAGATTTAAATGGAATTGTATCCGGCACTATCGCACCTGTTAAAGGTTCAGGAAATAATGAAAGACCTTGGACTACAAGCACAGTTAGCTTTGATAAATTATTTCCAGTACTTGCACAAGTATGTACATCAGGAACAAGTAATTCTGGTTCTTCTATCTTAGCAGCAGATATAGGTTATACACATAGAGTATTAGATAATAGTGATGACCCTTATACTTCTTATTTAGAGCGTGAAAATTTATCAGTAACTCCTGAGTTTTATACAGAATCTTTTAAGTCAATAGCTTTATTAACACAAGGTACTGGTACATTAAATGTTAAAACAATTGCAAGTAATAGTCCAGGAGCTACAATAGATTTTACTAGTCCAACTGTTACAGGTACTTTTAATGTTGCTAGTTCATATAAATCTGATTCAAGATTAAATGGCAGATTTGTAAGTTATAGAATAGATGATGGCACAACTACATCAACATCATGGAACTTAGCAGGTATTCAAATAGAAGTTCAAGATGGAGGAACAAGATGACAGTTACCCAACCTTCTCAAGATCCTAATAAAGATGCAGCAACGTCAGCTTGGGAACAACAAGTTACTGAAGCTACTAATAGAATACAGCATGAGATAGATAATATAAATGAAAGTGTTGTAACATCAAGTCCTAAAGTTGCTATTTATTCTAAGACACAAGATGGAGCAGTTCAATCTTTTACACCCCCTGCTGATGGAGATGGGTTTGTTGCTTACTATACTTATACAGATACATTACCTACTTTACCTGTAACTGGTCAAACTTTTTCAGCATTTTCAGATGAAGAAATTGATTATGAAATAGAACAGTACAGAGAAGTTGCTGGAAGACCTACAAATCCTGGTACTGTTTCATATGTCGTAAGTGGTGGATCATGGACTTCAAGTTCTAATTGGACTAAAACAAAACCTACAATGGCGGGAGTTAATGTATGGGTTTGTAAAGCACAAATTGTAGGATCTGCTGGTCAGACAGTTGTTGCTAAATGGAGTAATCCTAAATTATTATATGGTGGCCAAATTGGTGAAGGGACTTTATATTATACAACTGCACAAGCTAGTGCTCCTTCAGCGCCAACAGCAACAGGTTATGATTTTAATACAGGAACATTTACAGGTTTAACAAGTGGATGGCAGTATGTACCAATTACTTCAGCAATGGGTGGTGGTATAACTATATCAGATAAACATTGGCAAGTTAGTTTTCATGTAGAAGTATCTGAAACAAGTGAAGATCAAATATTTACATGGGGAACACCGGTTGGTTTTGTACCTATGGGCTCTACATTACAATCAGATAACTTTAGTTCAGGTAGTGCTGGTTGGCAAATAGTAAGAAATACAGGTAACGCAGAGTTTAATAATATAACTGCAAGAGGTGTGTTAGATGCTAGTAGTATTACAACAGGTACTCTTGATTGTAGTGGTATAACTGTATCAAACTTAAATGCAGGTAGTATAACTACAGGAACTCTTGATGCTAGTAATGTTACTGTAACTAATTTAAATGCTAGTAATATAACTACAGGAAATCTTACAGCTACTAATGTTAACTTTGGTGTTATAATGCAGGTTGTTCAAGGTAGTTATAGTGGTAGTGCAACTGTAGCTACTCTTACTGCTACTAACAATAGTAATTTTAATACTATATTAGTCGCTATAGCTAACTGTTATGTCTATTCAGGTGCTTCTGAAGAACAATCTGATGGAAGTAAAAATCCATCTACTGGTTCTAATACCTTAACATTAACAGGAACAGGAGTAAATTTATCTGTAGGAGCATCAGCACCTACTAGTCAAAGAAATGAATCAAAATCTGCTACCATTAAATCAGGAACTTTAACAAAAGGTGCTACTTACACTGCAACAAGTAGTGTTACTGGGAATTATACTTATGGTGGTAGTGGTAATATTTTAATATTTGAGGTCAAAATATAAATGATAAGATTAATAGAGGACAACGATACATTTGACGCTATACAACTTATGAGAAGATACACAATTAATAATGGTGACTTCTTTGGTTTTGATTATAATGAAGCATCATGGATGAGATACTTCTTAGATATAGTGGAACAACAAAAAACAAATCCACACTATTTAGCTATAGGTGATTTTACAGAACATAATATAGTGGGATTCTTAACAGCAACATCTTATGTAAACCATTATGATAATAGATATGTAATGGATGTTAAAGATTGTATTGTAAATTTAGAAAATAAAAATAATGCTTTTGTAGTATACAGATTATTCGATGCTATGATAGAGCATACTAAAAAACACGGTGGTAAACACTGGAGGGCAGACTCAGCACGAGGAGAAAGTGATTCGTTTAAATATGGAGAGGTATTAAAACGTAGATATAATTGTCAAATAAGTGCGTCAATAAGGGGCGTCATAGGAGAATAAATATGGGTGGAGGAAGAAAATCACCACAAACAACTACAGTTTCTGGAGGAATAGATCCGGAATTTAAGCCGTATCTTGAGAGAGCACTGTCAGATGTTACTGCAAGATATGAAGCAGATGTTGCAGGTGGACCAGATGCAATTGTAGCAGCAATGGATCCTAGTCAAACAGGAGCTCTTGATACTCAACAAGCATTAGCTAACCAAGCTATTACTGGAACTGGTGCTTATGATTATACAAATGCTATGAATAAAGATATACAAAATGTTGTAGGCTCAGCAGCAGGTCAAGCAGCACTTGGTGGTTATGGTGGTTCAGCTAGAGCACAGAAGATGATGGCTAGCGCAGTTGGTGATAAGTCAATGCAGTATCAACAACAGCGACAGCAAGATATAGCAGGTGGAGCTAAAGCACTTGGAGAAGTTGGTAGTGCTAGACAAGCATATCAGCAACAAAGATTAGATGCACCACATACAGCAGCATCAAGATACTTTGGTTACTTAGGTTCTGCACCACAACAACAAACCCAGACTACAACTGGTGGAGGAGGTAAGTAATGTATCCTGAAGATGAAAAAAAAGAGCAAAGTATTATTAATGTAGCAAGTCCTGCTAATGCAGCACCAATGCCTGCTGCAAATTATCAGATAAGCGGACCTCTTGCAGAACATAAACCAGATACTAAACTAAGAGATACTGCTGTTGATGTAGGTGGTAGTGTTGCAGGTAAAGGTATAGAAGGTGCACTCTTTGGTGGTGGACCTGAAGGAACTTTCTTTGAGAAAGGTTTGTGGGGATTAGGTAAAGGAGCTGGTGCTGGTAGTGCTTATAGCGCAGGTTGGGGATCTGCAATGAATCCAATAGCTGCTGCTTTTAAAGGACCAGGTACTGCTGCAGCTACTAGTGGAGCTGGAGCTGGACTATCTGCAGGCATGGCAGCCGCTGCACCTTGGGCTATCCCTGCACTTATTGGTGCCAAGATGTTTGGTTTGTTTAATAAGGGTGGAAGCGTAGGACCTTTGAGTCCACAGTATAAAGAGCATGGTGGAGAAGCAGAAGATCCTTGGGATATAACTAGAAGGCATGTTCAAACAAGTTCTACTGCCCCAGGTGGAGAGCGTGGTGGATACCCAGAAGATCAGATGAGTCAGCGTTCAAAGAATATGAGAGTACCTTATCCTGGCTTTATGGATTTTGCAAGGATGACAAGTAGAAATATTTGGAATAGTGAAGCTCCTATGTGGGAAAAGATTATGATGACTGGTGCAATACCAGTTGATTATGGTATGAGTAAATTAAAACATGCAATACATGATAAAGATTATGGGTTAACTAGAAATGCTATTAACTATGATGATCCAATGGTTTTAAATCCTGGAGAAGTTCATCAGTCAATGCTGCTAGGACCACTTAGTGATATTAATTATAAAAATCAAGGTGGTGATATTGTGGATCAGCTTTCTATTCCAAGAGAAGTAAAGGTACAAATGCTACTAGATCAATATAAAGATATGTATGGAAGCGCTGGGTTACCTACTGATCCTGATACTAATATGAGAAGTGCAATGCAAGAAAAAGCTGGCTCTATGCCTTCTGCTAGAAAAAGAGGTAGAGCTACTTGGTCAGATGTTTGGGGAGCTTTAGGTAATCCTTTAAGAGGTTCTGATTTACTTCCTGCTTATTTATTAGGTCAACTACCTGCGTTTAAAAATCAAATGATAGTTACTGATTCAGAAAGAAATCAAGGAATACCATTTGGAGGACCACTCTCAGAAACTAAGCAAAGCAACCCTCAATCAACTAAGATAGAAAAGAAAGAGACTATTGAATATAAGAACTAGGAGTTTAGTATGAAATATAAGACTACTCAAAAAGATCGCTATGGGAATATGAGATCTTTGGAAATAGATACTGGTGAAAAGAATATGGAAGTTCCTCCTATGACTTCTATGATTCCTCAGTATGAAGCTGTTGGAGGATTAGCTGAGAATCATCCAGGAGAACCAAAGGGATCTGATACTGTACCGGCTTGGCTAACTCCTGGAGAATTTGTTGTTAATAAAGAAGCAGTAGATATATACGGTCCACAGATTAAAAAGATGAATGATGTAGGTAGAGAGATTCAAGATGGTAATATAAGTCCTAGTGAAGCTAGTCAAATTCCTATGTATGCAAGCACTGGTAAAGCAGCTAAAGAATACCCTGCAGAAAAAAAGTTAGCAAATCAAATAGAAATTTATGAACATTTAAAAAGTAGAGGATTATCTGATAAAGCTGTTGCTGGATTAATGGCACAGATTCAACATGAATCTGCTGGTACTTTTGATCATCAATGGCAAGAGCATAGTGGTGGCGGAGGTCATGGCTTATTTCAAATGGACCCAAATCCAGGTGGTTGGTTAGGTCCTTACAAACAGTGGCTTAGAAAAAAATATATGGATGATATAAATAAAATGGAATTAGAACCTGTTGTTCCAGGTGGACCTGTTCTTAATCCTACAATGCAATTTGATTCACCTCAAAATCAATTAGACTTTGCAATAGATTTATATACTAATCCAAATGCTATTCCACATCCAACTGATCCTGGTCATTATTTTATAGGGGATCAGAATGCAGCAAGTATAAGATCTGTTCTTGGAAATCCAGATGTAGATCTTACAGAGATGTCAAATATATTAGTAGATACTTGGATTAATCCTAAAGAAAAAATTAAGTATCCTGAGAATAGAATAGATAGACAAGAAGATACTCAAGCTATGTGGGATTTAATTCAAAGCGGTGCGTTTATAGGTGCTCAAGATCCTTCTGCAGTACCAACTTGGATAACAAGAGCCCAACAGATATGGCAAGATATGGATAAACCAAAGGTTGAAATACCAGAGGTCGATCCCAGTGCTAGTAGTTTCCTTAGTCGTTGGTTTCCTGGTCACAGCGGTAAAAAAAGTATTGTACCTAAATTAGATTCTTCAGATCCATATGATTTTAAAAATAAAGGTGGTCCTATTTATGCATACTCAGGAGCAGGTGTTCAAGGACCAGGATTAGGAACTTGGGAAGAAGAGATGCTAAAAAACTTACAGCATGATTATGGTAATCCATGGAATCCTTTTGATAATATTTATTCTGTAGGTATGGATTATGGTCATAGACCAATACCAGATCCAGCAACAACAGAGGAATCATGGTACAGTCAACTTAAAAATGAATTTAGTCCAGCTCCTTCTTTAGAAAATATAGAAGAGACAACAACTACAGATGATAATCAAGTTTACGTACCAGGATGGAAAAAAGCTATTGCTGAAGCAGGTCAGTTTGATGACGCAAATGTAAATACAATAGAAGATATGGAAGATGTAGCTGGAGATAAATTAAGGGATTTATATTTTAGTACTCGAGATCCTGAAAAAGAAAGGCTAGAAAGATTACAAGATGGTATGATTGAAGTAGAGACTCTTCCACCATTAGAAGCACCACCAACTCCAAGAGAAATGGGTTATGGAAACTTAGAAAGAAAGAAGTGGTTTGAGTTTGATCCATACACTGATATACCAGGTGGTGGTAATGTAAAAGAATTAGAAGACCAATACCTGGAAGCTGTACAAACAGTTGCTAGTTCTAATAGCAGCGATCCAGATTATCAAAGCAAAATGGCATGGTTAAATAAAGTTACTGCTCAGCTAGAACAAGCAAAAAGTAATCAGAATATTATAAGAGAATGGGATGCTTTTAAAGCAGGTAATGAGAAGACAGCTAAGTTTGAAAAAGAAAGTGAAAAGAATTTAAGTGAAATTGAAAAGACAAAGAAATCAATTGAAGAATTAAAAAATCGTATAGCTGAAAGTTCAGATCAACTTCTTACTGAAAAATTAAATAAACAACTTATACAACAAGAAATAAAATTAAATGAGTTAGAATATAAAAATGTTTCTGAACATTCTAACCCAGAAAATTATAAGAAATCAACAGTAGAAAAACTTAAAGAAAGATTAGATCCAAAAGAAGAAACATTTATGAGTGGTAAGTATAAGTATTCTGATGCAGAAGATTATGTTGAAGCACAAAATAATGCACAGCAAAAGAACATAGTAAGTGCATCAGAAAAAGTAGCTCCTAAAGTAGCGCTTGAAATTGAAAGTAAACTTAATACACAAGCAGGGAAAAAAGCTATAGCAAATGCAGAAAGTAAATCTGAGACTGATCCTGAGAAAACTAAAGCTAGAAAGATGTTTGACTTTTTGTTTGGAGATCTTATAGACCAAGGTGAAATAGGTAGAGCGATTGCTGTATACTTAGGATCTAGAGCTATGGGTTATGATCATGGCAGTAGTTTTGGTTATGTAGCTAGACAGTATCTTGCAAGAGTTGATAAAAAGAATGCTATGGTTAATAAGTTCTTATTAGAAAATGCTGGTAAATACACTCCGGCTTCTGTGAAAAAGTTTAAGAAGACAGGTAATCCTGCAGATCTTATACCAATAGGTTCAACTCCTTATGCTACTGGTGTAAGAAAGAAATACTATAGCACTAATCCAAAACTTAGAGGTGGGCAGATGGCTTATGAGTTTAAAGTAAAAAATGCTCAAGGTAATATAGCAACCTTCTGGTCTTTTGATAGTACAGGTAGAGATGATAGCTTGCGATTAAGAGATGGATGGCAAGAGACAGATCCTAATTTAATTGATGATAAAGAAATATCACATATTGAAAAGATCATAAGAGATTTTCAATCAGGTGATGGTAAGAAAACTACTGGTTCTTCTGTCAAAGGTAATTTAAAAACTATCTATTGGGAGACTGGTGATTCTACTCCAGGTATGTCGCCAGCTGCAGCAGCAGATGAAATTGCAGGATGGTTAACTGATAGAGGTATTAAGCCTGGTAAGATAGGACAAGCTATTCATAATGCTTACGCTGCAATGATTGCAAAGAATAAAAAGCTTTATAATGAAGATCCAAAGACTACTGTTAGGCATGAGTCTTTAATTCCTTTCTTAGAAGATGAGTTAATTAAAATGCGTCTTGAAGATATGCGATATTTAGATGCTAATAATAAGATGCATCTGATTCCTTCTCCAGTAAAAGCAAAGGTTAATGGTGAAGAAAGAGTTATGTCTAATGATAAACTTAAAGAAATCCAAAATAGAGTTGAAGAATTCTATGGACCTGTACAAGCTACTGATTTATTCTGGGCAGAAATTAGTAAGTCATGGGAACAGCATGCTTCTGATGAGTATCAAGAAAAATACCAAAAGAAAGGTGGTAAGAAAGTAACTTGGAAAGAAGTGTTTATGGAAATGGCTAAGGAAAAGAAGTGGTCTGAGTATACGCCATTTGGTTTGTTTGCATTATCAGCAATAGAGCAGCAGATTGAAGCAGCATCTAATGAAAGCTATCAACCACAATAGGAGTTTAATATGGACTTACCTAGAATAGATATACCTACTCTTCAAGTACCTAAGCCTATTGCTGGAAGTGGTGGTCATAGGTTTATTGATGGTGATACATTAGTAAATGAAGAAGGTAACTTACTTAGAATAGAAGGTTTAAGTGCACCAGAGATTAGACGTCTTATGGATTCTGGTTATCTTAAACCTGGTACTCCTGGTGGATTAGAAGCTACTAAACAAATTGAAGAACTTGCAAATCAATTTGGATATAATAATGTAAAGTATCTTACAAATGAAGATGGTTCTCCTAAGTTAGATGTTCATGGTCGACAGCTTGTTAGATTAAGTGATGAATATGGCAGAGACTTTACAGAAACACTTACCCGTTATGGTATTAATAAGTTAAGTAGATATAGTTCTGAAGAAGAAATAGATAAGTATCGATGGGGATTAGCACAAAAATCTAATGCCAATCTTTTGGATAAACCTTTAAATAACTTTGAAAAGTCAGCTCTTATTTTAGATGATGCTGTAAAGTCAGAGCAATGGTACGATACTGAATTTGCAAAAGCTGCATTGAATGAAACCGAATTATCTAGGCTAACTGCAGAAAGACAACCAGGAGAATCACTAGCTGCATTTTCTTGGAGAATGAAAGAGGCTGCTAAGTATACAGGAGCAAGAGTACAACAAAGACATAAAGATAGAACTCTTGATAACCAAGCACTTCATCCTTGGGCTGAAGGATTTGATATAGGATGGAATGGTGTTATTGAATCTTTGTATGGTGCTGCTGAATTACTTGGTGAAAAGACTGGATTTAATTGGTTAGAAAATCTAGGGGAAGCAGGTATTAAAAGACAAAGAGAATATCTTTTGACTAAGCCTGAATTAAAATTAAATATACTTAAGCCTGTATTAGATGATGATGGAAAAGTTATAGCTAATGAGTGGGATGTAGATGGAATAGGGGAATTCTTTGAATATACTGGTAATATGATGGCAGTATCTATTCCTTATATGGGAGTCACAGCAGCAGGTACTATGCTAGCACCAGCAACAGGCGGTACTTCTTTAGCAGCTGCTACAGGAATTGGAGCTATGTCAGGAGTAGGTTTAAGTATGGTTGCTCCAGTTGCTATGTATACTGGAATGACTTGGAATGATATGGAAGGAGAAAATAAAAGTGCTATACTAGCAGCAGCTGGTGGTATTACTATGTCAGTCCTTGATAGATTAGGTATTAGAGCATTGATGGGAACAATGACTGGTACTTTATTAAGTCCTAAGTATCGTAAAGAAATGGTTAAAGCATATATTACAAAACATGGTGGCACTGAGTCTGCTGCAAAAGCGGCTATTGCTCAGATGTCTAGAATGGAAGCAGCTAAGTTAGTAGGTCATGCAGCTAAAGTTGCTAAAGACCAATTAACTTACGGAAATATTTTAAGATCTTTTGCTGCTAGAGCTGGTATTGGATTTGGTATAGAGTCTATGACAGAAACAGGACAGGAACTTGCACAATATTTAGCAGCAACTTATGGAAGTGATAAGCCTTTTGATACAGTAGAACTTCATAATAGATTAGTCAATGCTTTTGTAGCAGGTGGTACATTAGGTTCTGCATTCTCAGTACCTGGAACTGCTTATGATGTAGGGGCTTGGACAGATGTTCATGTTAGAAAATCACCAGCAGAAGATAAAAGAAAATCTAAAGAAAGTAAAATGCAATTAGAAGAAGAAGCACACTTGCATAGTTACTGGGAAGAAGGAGATACTCTTCCTGAAGGAGTAAGAGTTGGTGACATAAAACAAAAGTATGTACATGGTAAACCTAAATCAATTCAAGATATTTATACTGATCTTAAAAAAGGTGCGCAGCATAGAGCAGATTCTAAAGCTGCAGAAATACAAACTCTTCAATTACAATTATCTGATCCTCAACTTCCTACTGAACAAAGAACTGCTATAATAGCAAGGATTAAAGCATTAAGAGAAGCCACAAATTTACAAACAAAAAAAGCTGCAGGTAGAAAGCAGCTTAAAGATAGAGAAGTTTGGCAGAAAATAAAAGATGCTGCAGCCGCTTTCCCTGTATTATGGAGAGGTGCTACTCGCCATTACTTTACAGATGCAAATGAAAAGTCTCCTGAAGTTAGACACTATTCATCAGGTCTAGGTGCTTTCTTACATCCTGTATATTCAGGAGAAACTCTAGAAAATTTTAAACATAATACATTAACGTTCTTTAAAAATGTTTTAGGGCAAGTTGAGATAGCACCCGGTGATAAAAGAGATTTCAGTGCTGCAGCTGTGGCAGCAGCTCTTGGTTATAAAACTCTTGATACATTAAAAATATCTAAAGATGTTTATGAATTTTATCAAAATCTTTTAGTCAGAGATAGCAAAGGAAATATTGTAGATAGTATACTTGCTGATGATATTGATTGGGATACTATGCCTAAACATATAGTAGCAAAGAAAGACTTCTATTATAACCTTGCAAAAAGATTTGATAAGTTTAGTAAACAATTATTTGATGATCAAAAAAATTCAAGGATACATTATTATAATCCAGATGGTACAGTAGATACAACTAGTGATACTGGTAAGACATTTACTATGGGTGAAATAAAAAACTATATTGGAAGATATAGATCTATTGATAAAGTTAAAATTGAAAAAGATAAAGAAGGATTTATAAAAGATCTTATAGAACATAAAAAATATACAAGAGCTGAAGCTACAAAATTAGCAAATGCTATACTTGATAATGATGAACTTATTGATGAGAATAGTTTATTCGAAGTTGGTAAAGGTGTTCATATACCTTCTCAGCATAGAAATAGAAAATTAAATATGGCTGATGATCCTGTGTTAAGTAAATGGATGGAGCAAGATTTATTTATAAATATTTCTAATGCTGCTAAGTCAGCAGCCAGATATATTACTTATCAAAGATTTATAGGTGATGATGGTGAGATTCTTAATGAAGGAATAGAGAGAGCAATAGAAAGCGGATCTATAAGTAGAGAAGAAGGAAATGCTCATGCTGCTTTTATACAAGATTATCTTGATGGTGAATCAGGTAACTATAAGAAAATACAAAATCCAAGGATTGCTAACTTACAAAAGAACTTATTAGTATGGACAACACTTGCTGGATTACCTATGGCTACTATTTCTTCTCTTGTAGAATACATGATGATCTCAAGAGCACTAAGTCCTGAACAAATTAATAATGTTATAAAAGCTTCTGCTAAAGAATTTGCAGGTGCAATATGGGAAACCATGACAACTGCTACACCAAATATGAAGTTAGCTACGTCAGTTCAAGGACAGCTAGCTAAAGAAAAAAGGCAAGCTCGTTTAAAAAGATTAGGTTATTTTACTTGGGATACAGGTGCAGCACAAACTACAGGTGCTACTGAAAATACGTTTGCTTCAAGATATTTATTAGATAAATATTTTAGAATAATTCTCTTACAACAGTGGACAGATATGACACGTAATATAAGGGGTGCACAAGCAGATGATTTTATTATGCATCACTTAAGTATTATAAGAGATCAAAGAACAAAGGGTACTTTATATGATAATGAAGTACAAGAATCAGAAGAGCATTTAAGAAACTTAGGAATTAATATAGAAGAGCTTTTAGAAATAGATAGTATAAATGTTAAAAAACCTGATAATAAATCATGGGAAGAATTTCTACTTGAACAAAGACAAGCAGGTAGTAGGCTTGATAGAATATTAGCAGATGCTGAATACAATTTTATTAATGAAGCTGTTGCATTACCTGGTACTGCAAACAGACCATTGTTCTATCAGAATCCACACTTAGCATTGTTCACACAGTTCCAAGGTTTTATTGCAACCTTTACTGCTAATCATATTCCTAGAATGTGGGGTGATTATGTAAAGAGGGGTACTCCTTCAATGAAGTATAATGCTTTTGCTATCATAACATTAATGATTGCAATGGGATTTGTATCTCAATATCTAAAAGATTTATTAAAGTATGGAGGGAGTAGTCCTTACTTAGATTCAATGGAAAAACTACAAAGAGGTTTAGGTGCATCAGGTATGTTAGGTGTAGCTGAGAGACCACTAAACTTTTTCTTTCCTATTTATGAAACATCTTCTAGTAATATGATAGAAGAAATATTTCATGGAGTAAGCGGAGAAGCCGCAGCTATATCTAATTTATCTAAGGCTGCAACAGGTGCTACTCAAATAATTGAAGGAGCTTTAACAGATAAAAGTATGGAGCCTGGACTTTATAAAGGATTTAAGACAGCGCCATTAACTGGACCATTCAATCAGTTTAATAGGTGGGCTGCTTCAAGACTTTCAGGAGTGTTTGAAAACTAAGGAGAATATAAATGGTACAAACCAATTTACCAAGCGGAGTAGTAGGTGCAGACATCACACCGTCCGCTAAATTACAAGAGCGTAAAGAGTTAGCATCTCTTGCAAAAGGTGTAAACATTTTAACTCAGTCTGAGCTTGCAGCAAGATTAGAAAGGGATCGAGCAGCAGGAGCAGGTGCTTTTAGAGAGGAAGCTCTTCAACAAGAAGCTGATCAGATGAGAGCCTTAGAAGAAATAACTGCAGCTTTTCCTAATCAATCTGGGGCAGCACGTGAAGAATTTAAATATGCAGATGAACTATCAACAGCACCTACTGAAGCAGAAGAAGTAGATGCTACTCCTCAACTTAGTCAAGCACAGCTTATAGAAGAACTAAGTAAACCTGTTTTTACTATGCAAATAGATGAAACTGATGCACGAAATAATGAAAAATTACAAGAACTAAAACTACATAATAGATTGTTAACTAAAGCTGAAGCACTTTCTAAAAATTTAGGTGCGCCAGGTATGTTAAGTTACGAGTCGCTTCTTAATCTTTCTAAAGATCTAGTAGCCTCAGGACAAGCAGGCAAACCACTTCTTGATGCTTTAACTAGAGTACATTTAGCAGCTAAAAAAATGCAACAAGGTATAAGTCTTAAAGGTAGTATGACAAAAGCACAAAGAAAAATGTTTTTGCAAACAGGAAGTTGGAAGTTATCAGCACATGCAGCAGAAGATACTTCTCAAGGTGTAAGTGATATTATAGCTTCAGCAGATCCTGCTAAAAGAATGGAAGGAATAACTTATAAAGAAACTACTCAAGCTGATGCTCCTATACGTTCAAGTAATCCAACTCTTAATACTAATATGACTAATATTGTATTAGATGTTTTAGAAGCAGGCTACTTAAATAACAATGGACAAATTGAAATTGATCCAGAACTTTTTAGTATTATGGCAATGAATGCTGAAGAATCTTTTATTACTTCTTTATATGCTACAGATCAAACAGAATCATTAGCAGATATAGTTATTGATGAAGATGCAGATACTAAGGTACCTAGACCTAAGAAGAATGATCCTAAAGCTGAACAAGATATTAAAGTAGCAGTTATTAGAAAGACAGATGGTCTTGAAAAAGTTGGTAGAAATATTTATAGAGAATATAAAAGAATGAAAGCTGTAAGTTTAGGTCAAGAACCTGATGCTTATCTGGCAGATATAGATGATATAAATAAAGAAGTCTTTATTCATTTAGGATCTAGAGCTAAAGAGTTTTATTATAAAGCTGTTTCAGCGGAAGCCGATCCAGAGACTGGACTTTTAAGAAGGCCTAAGGGTGGAGGATTAGAAAAAGATCTTGTAGAGTATATCGTTACTCCTTATGGTAGCTCTGTATTTGAAGATATGTATAGAGTATACTCAGGTTTATTTGAAGCAACTGAAGTTAAGCCTCAACCTCATGCTGTTAAAGGAGGCGTTATTGCAGGTGAAGGTACTCAAATCACTAGACGAATGACAACTTGGATGTCAGAATATATTGGTGATACTACTATGGCGTTTAATGCAATGGAAGTTCAGAATGCTATGCCTATAGTTAATGATAGTAGTAGAAGTTCTCTTAGTGCTATCTTATATATGCAAGCATTAGCAGGTGGAGGAAGAGTTGAACCAATAATAAATAGTGCAACTATGCAACCTATGCATGCTAGGCATAATATATATACTGAGCCACAAAATAAAAGAAATTATTATGCAGATATATTTAAAATTGGTAGAAATAAATTTGATGATTTACAAAGTGAAAAGAGATCTTTACATGAAAGAGTAGACCAACTTAAAAGAGAAAGGCAAGCAGCACTTGGTGCTCAAAGCCAAGCAGAATTAGCTAATGTTCCTTCTGAAGAAGAGATTAAAATGGCTGAGGCAGTTGCTGAAAATTATAATCCTTCATCTATTCTTAAACTTGAAAGAGAAAAATCTATAAATATAGCAGAAGCAATACAAAGATATAACGGAGTTAACCATTTAACTTATGCATTACAATTATTAACTGGTAGAATGCATGCACAACAAACTCTTTATAATCCTCAGGCACATCCTATGGTTAGGAATGTAGTATCAGGTGGGCATGTATATAGCTGGATACCTGGTCAAGGCGGTCAAATAGAAAATGATTTTAAAGTTTTAATGACTGCTAAATTATTTGAAGATCCTAAAGTTTCTGATGTTTATAATTGGAAAAAAGATAAAGGCTTTCGTATGCCTGAAGAAAAAAGGTTACAAGTATTTAATGAACTTGAAGCTGAATCTAGAGCTAGACCTAATGAAGGATTATGGAATCAGTATGTAGCATGGGGAAGAGAGCTTATTGCTCTTACACAAAGAGCTGACAAGCCAAGAATTGCAAATTATTTAGCACAAATTAAAAAGAATGGATTGCAAGGCACTAGTTCTAACCCTATTATGGAACAAGTTAGAGCAGAGTTTTCACAAGATTCTTTAAGCGAACCTTTAAGAGTTTGGTTATCTGAGCATGAGCAAGAGGCTATTAAACATGCGGATTATCTAATGGCTTTAGCTAAGTATACTGATGCTAGAAAAGCAGGTAAAACTTTTCATGCAACTCAAGCATTTGAAATTGATGGTAAGACACATGGTCCTTTAACTATGGGTGCACAGTTTGGTAGTGTAGCAATGACCAAGCGTGGTGATATGATAACTGCAGTACCTCTTATTGACAAGTTAAAAGGTGATGACTTCATGGATCTAAGAGATGCTATGGCTAAGACTATGCTTGATGAATACGCTAGACTAGCACAAAGTAATGCTTACAGATCTCAACTTGGTGGTGATAAGACTGATGCTCTAGGTGTGATACTGCGAGAAGCATTGAAAGATAGAGAAAATATGCTAAAGAAATCACCTATGACTTTAGGATATGGTCAAGTAGTAATGTCTTTAAAGAGGCATATTCAAAAAGTAGTAGATTTAAATCCTAAAATTAGAAAGATAGCAGCTGATAATAAATTAAAAGTAAATCAAGTAGTTGATTGGCTACATAATATGATGGTCAATGCTATCTATGCAAATATGGATGGGCATACTATTGATACAATGAATACAATTAAACATATAGCTTGGCAATCAGTACTCTTAAATGAGATGCTAACTTTTTATCAGCCTACAGGACTTAAAGTATATTCTACTGGTATGGAATACTTTCCAGATAAAAAAGTATCATGGGATTCTAAATCAACTCCTGATGATATGGATGCATTACCTAAAGCTATAACAGACTATAGCTATATGGGAAAGGCATCTCCTCAAGCTATAAGAAAGTTTCCAAGTGGTGGAGCTGAGATAGGTGGGTTTACTGTTAGTAGAGTATTAGCTTCTTTAATACAAGGCTATGATCCTGATATGACACAAGGTGTATTTAATAATGTAAAGTTTACAGGTAAAGATAAGTATGGTAATTATGAATTTAAAACTACTAATTATTGGAATCAAATTAAAGAAGCCGCTTTTAATAATGGTGCAAGAATAAAAAGAATTAAAGATGGCAAAGAGGTATATGAAGGTAACCCATTTGTTATACAAATTTATGATGCTTTCCTAGTAGATCTTGGAAGCTATTCTAAAGTTAAAGAGATTGCAAATAAAATTCATAAAGAAAGTATTATTAATGATGATGCTGCTTATAAAGTTTTTAATTGGTATGAGCAAGAAGCTAAACCTAAATTAGAAAAACTTAGCACTGATACAAATATGTATGATGTTGAAAAAGATTTTCTTAAGATTTATACTTTATTTACTGGAGAAAAATACCAAGCTAAGTTTGGTAATATTAATCCTTACAAAGAATTAGTTAAGTACCTTAAGAAAAATATAAGAATGGAATGGAATAGAGAAGGTACTGAAGTTCAAGTCTGGAATGCCGCTAAAAATAAGATGGTCACTGAAAGAATAAACAAACAAACTTTAAAAGATTGGGATCAAAAAATGCATAGCAAAGCATTTAAAACAGCTATCGATATAGAGAAAGAACTTACAACAATTGAAACAAAACCTTTAGATATGTTAAACACTACTGGAAAATTACCTGGTACAGAAATTGCACGTATATTAAAAGTACTTAATAAACATGCTGGTTTAGAACCACAAATAATAAAAGCTAAAAGCAATGTATCTGCAGGTAAAAAGGAAGTAAGGAAAGCATTATCTACTGGTGGTCCTTCAAATAATATTGATGCTTAAGTGTCTCCTTAAAGAGGAAAGCAAAATGTAACTATAACTATAGAGGGTTTGAGATGTGGCCGTTGTTTAATAAAAGATTTTTAGATTTTAATTATGACTATGTAGATTTTTCAAAATTGTTTAGCCGTTACTAATAAAAAAATACCCCTAAGAATATCTTATGATACTCTTAGGGGATTTTTTTTTACATCTTTTTTATTCTATCAAGAGCAAATCTTTTCCATTCACCCATAGCTTTTATACCTTCGGGTTCCATGTCCTGGCTTTTATACCATTCTAAACTTTCTTGATATTCATTTTCAATTATTAATTTATCTAGTTCTTCATCAGTCATAGAATCCGCAAGACTTGGATCCATTCCTAATTCTATTAAAACTGTTTTGTTATCAGGTTCCAAGCCTAATCTTACTGGAAGTATTCCTTTCTCTTTCTTACGCGAAGAAGTAGTCACTGTTCTTTACCTCTCTAATGTCTAAGCTACCTAGCTTAGGTTGTTGATAGTTAAAATTATCTGGATTAGTTACAATCATTCTTTCAATAACCTCAAAGAAATTAGAATAACTATACATTACTATAAACTCTTCTTTAATAAGAGCTAACAACTCATCTACATCACAAGCATGTACGCTGTATGAATCATGTACGGCGCCAAAATCCCCCGCCCATTTAGCAATCACTCTTGCCATATGAGAGGCATCCATAGAGTGAACAAAGTTAGGTGAGATCCCAGACATAAAAGATCTTATCTTTGGTTTGTCTGTAGGTTCTTTCCCAACATGTTGGATTCTTATAGTATCTGTTTCTTCTTTACTACCATCCTCTTTAGTTAAGATAGGCTTAACCTTTCTTTGACTACAGCTAATGATAGCTTTCTCTTTGAATTCATTCTCAACGAATGCTTCATATATAACTGGAAATCCAGATGGTGTTGTCCATCTTATAGATTTCTGTTTGATGTTCTTAGAATACTCTGATGCTATCTCAGCTTCAGCAATCTTCTGTAAGAACTTCATTGTTTGTAGTGGACCTGCACAAACACTATCAATTGCTTTGATTAAATGTTTAGCAAGTAACTCACAGTCCTCTTCAGTTATATTATACTTATCTAAGTACCCTTCCACATGACAGTCAAGATACATATTTTCTGCGATCTTCTGAGCTCCAGCACTGTATGCTCGAGTCATTGAACCACGTTTGGCTATACCTTTGCGTATATGTTTCATTGGCATTTGTCTTTCTTCAAACCAATCAGGAACTCTCTTGATTAAATCTTTAGCACACTGTACATAAAAATCTTTTTGTATATCCTGTGGTACAATCCCAACTAACTCTCCTGCTTCTTTGTCTTTAGACATAGCACATAGATGTTGCCATCCATTATTAGAACCGTCAATTGGTATTGGAAGATAAGTAATATATTCTTCTTGATCTAGTGCATCTTTAATTTCTAATACACTAGCTAGCAAGCTAATAGGTTTCTCTGCAGCAGGACTTATAATTTCTTTATCAGCTATCTCTAATAGCTTATCAATATTATTATCAGTCCATGCTTCACGATCTTCTAACGTCATTTTATCTACGGATATATCATCTAACTCTTCATCCTTTAAGTAAGGAAGATAGTCAGTTGTTAGCCACTTAGGAAGATTATCTTTACTATAAGTTTCATTATAGCAACAAGCTATATGAATCTTAAGTCTTCTTAATCCTGCGTCTGTCATAGGTTTACCTTTAGCAAAAAGCATTTGACCTCTTGCTAAATCATTACCTTGAAAGTTTAGGAATGGTGTAGTATAATATATTCTACCACGATAATCTGCTTCTACATATTGATAAAATGATTTGTCACCTATCAGTTTAGATCGTGCCATAGTTAAATCAAATTCTATTATCTTTGATTTATATTTCTTAGGAAAGTTTTTGTATTGATCTAGTATTTTATTTCTATTACGATTTAAAATATTTCTAATCTTATTATTAACTTTCCATTCAGTTTGTTGTAACACATTCATGCTTTTAATAAAGCTGTTTGCTAAGTAAGGTTTAAACTCTTTACTTCTATCATGTGTCCATCCTTTTATTACAGGTCTTTCAGTAGGTTGCATTAAAGAATTAATAGATTCAGGCTTTTCAAAGACAGTTCCTTTTAATAAATCCATGCTACCTTCAGGTACAAGTAAGTCCCACTTCTCTGGTATTACTATGTAATGTGCACGGCTTCTCTTTAAACTACGGTCTAAAGATTCCACTGGAATAAATGTATTATCCCTGGTTTTACCTATATTAATCTGATGTGTTTGATAGAAAGGTTCTAAGAATAAATCTCCCATCATAACTCGAAGTCTAAACCAATCCCAAGGTGCATCATCCTTATTAGAATACTTTATTTCTGTTAAGATATGAGTGCCAACTGCTACGCTTAAGTGCGTAAGGTTAGCTTCACCTTGGTATGATTTGTTTCCTCTCATACTATTACGAGCAAAGTGTTGTTGGATAGTGTCCATAGTAAATACTAAGTACGCTTTTAAATCTTCTAATGAAGTTTCTTTCAAAAGATTACAAGCAATATGCGCTTTAGATTTAGTAATCTTTTTCTTTAAGTACCCAAGCTGCTCCTCCATTTTACTCCTTTTACTTCTTTATTATTATTATGTAGTAACAATATACCTGCTTCATCTTTATAGGTTTCACTAAATATAATTCTAGTTATACCACTTTGCATTATAAGTTTAGCACACTCCATGCAGGGTGAGAGGGTACAATATAATGTGGCACCCTCTGCATTCCCTACACTCCTCGCTAACTTACATATTGCATTTGCTTCTGCATGTATAACTTCAGGTAGTGTACTACCATTAGCATGCTTACATTCGTTAGGCATACCAGATGGCATACCATTAAATCCGAATGCAAGTATATTATTATCTTTAACAATTACTGCGCCAACTTTATGCTCAGTATCGTGAGACATCTCACCGATCCTCTTAGCTATATCTAAATATAACTCGTCGTATCTTTGTTGTTTGTCCATTAGATCTCCGCGAAAACGTCAGTTGAAGTTAGTCTCCCCGTTTTATTATTATAGATAGCTGCTCCTGCTGAACCAGTAAGACCAGTAAATCTAGATTTTAATACTCTAAACTTAATTGTATTACGTTCAGTTGCGTTATCAGCTACTAGGTTTCTAGCGAATGCTACTATATCAAATGATATTTGTTTGATAGAGCCACTACCTTTAATATCATCTATAGATGCTAGCTTACCTTCTTCAAAGGATGCCCCACCACCAGGAGCTTTTCTTAAGTGGGATATTAAACATAACCATACATTATGTTTCTTAACAATCTTAAGTAGATCACTCATTACTTTATCGATTGCTTCATTACCAGAGAGACCTTCAGATCCTTCTGATACTGCTATAGTTATATGGTCTAACACCAGGTATTTACAACCCATTAAACACATATACTCTATCTTATCTGTTAATGTTGAGTCACCAACAGAACCTTGATGATCCAGTAATATTAATCGTTCATCACCGAATACTTTCTCAAAGCCTTGTCTTAAATCTAAATCAGTTAAGTTATTACTTTCATGATCTAGTCTTTGGTTAAGAGTCATCTCAATAAACTTCTCGGCTGTATCACCCACACTTTCTTCAAGTGATATTAAACCAACTTTATTTTCTTCGACAACTCCATCAGCATCTGGTTTATCTTCAAGCAAATCAAGTATAATCTCTTTAACTATTGTAGATTTACCAGAGCCAGTGCCACTAGTAAACAAAGTAATCTCACCTTGTCTTATACCTTTGAGCTTATCATTTAAACCTGATAAACAATTAGGGTAAGGTCTAGACTTAGTTCTTTGTCGCTGTTGAAACTGTTCCCATATAGATTCACCTACTATTAAACCAGCAGGTGACCAGGTTTCTGCATCCCAATAGCTTTGTAGTAAACTCTTAGAGCCATGCTTTAATAGCTGTTCACATGGATCTTTCTCTAATAGCTTAGCTACTTTAACTTTACCAGCACCAATTATCTTAGCAACTTTTTGTACTGCTGCTTGACCAGCTTCATCTTTATCAAAGAATAATATTACGGATTCAAACTTTCTAATCCATTCTCTTTGTTCAAGTACAACCTTACAACCTGATGCACTTGGTATAGATACTACTGGAAATATTTTATTATATTTATCTAAGAAACTTTGTGCCACTGCACAAGCATCTAGCTCGCCTTCAGTTATAACAAGTGTCTTACCACCGTTACTTACTGCCTGACCGAACAATTCTATATTAGTAAAGTTACCATGTGTTACAAAACTTTTAGGTAACTTACGTTCTTTATATGCAATCACTTTACCATCATACTTATTTGTATACGGATAGAAGTGTGAACCACCGGAACCATCAGGATTTACTGCCATCTTAATTCCGAAGTGATCTACTACTTGTTTACTTATACCACGAGAAGTAATTGCAAAGCTATTTAACTCGTGGATTTCATCGAGAGTTGTGTTGTTATTAGGTTTAACAACGGGTTCTAAGTCATTCATATTATTTACTTTCTTAGTTGAATATTGACATGAGAAACAGTATGCGCCGTCTTCATAAATTGTAAACGCATCTGATGAATCACACTTTGGACATGCTGTCTGTCTGTAACTCATAGTTAACCGTCCTTTCTAGTAGGTCTTTATCATTTACTATTGTTAAAGGTAAAGCGTCTATCCATTTTTCTACTTTAACAAATAAATATTCTTTACCTTTAGCTGTTATGTGTTTATCTAATTTGATATGATAAACTTTATTATCATTAAACTTTTCAAAGATACCTTGGTATGTATCTAACAGTGGCTTAATTACATTATCTAGGTCTGCCATTCTATTAGATACACCAGCAATAATTTCAAACTCCAGAAGATCTGAATCTTCAAAGGGCCATTCAACCCCTTGAAGTTCATCTCTTAATTCATTCTGATACTCTACGTACTTGATCTGCTTTATTGCTTTGTTCCTGTACGTCATTTGATTTGCTGACAGAGGTTTCACCTTGAATGTGTGCTTTAATATCTTCATATTCTTTCCATGATGTTAACATTCTTAGTAACTTATGACTAAGATTTAATTGCTTTTCAGTTTGTCCATGTTCTTTCCAAGCGGATTTAATCTTATTCCATTGTCTTGATAGTGGTACGCCAGCTAATATCTTTTCAGCTTTCTTAGGACCAATACCTTTAAGACCTGGAATATTATCTGTATTATCACCAGTTAAACATTGGATATATAAATTATGTAATGCTTCTTCTTCATTAACAAGCTGCCAAGTATCTTTACCATAGTTATAATGGTGACCTGGTATTTGTAGTAAGTCTTTATCTATACCACAGATTACATAATCTTCTTTATTATCTAATGCTTCATGTGCCCAGATAGAAACTAAATCATCTGCTTCCATACCATCAGCTTGAATAGCACCTTTAGATACAGCATATTTATGTAGATAATTTAAGCTGTCTCTTATTTTCTTATCAAGTTCAGGACGATTAGATTTATAGTCAGGACTTAAATCTTTTCTGAAATTACCTTTACCTTTAACAGCATATAATACTACCAGCTTTTCTCTTTCATCAAAAGGATTAATCATTTTATTTGATACTTCCATTTTCATGGTATTACAAAAAGCATTATAGCTTCTTCTTAATTGAGCTTGAGTCTTAGCTTTGTAAGCTATCTTAAAGAATATAGAATCAGTATCTACTAACATAAACTTTTGGATTGCTTTCATTTATCTTTCCTTTCTTTCTAATAATATACTCCAGGCGTGGGCAATAGAATAATTATTAATACAAATATACTTTATTAATTTCTGTTTATATTGCCATAATAATACTTCATCCATTATTTATTTTTCCTTTCATCAACTATTTTATATGCAGTTGTATTTTCCATTTGCTTTATATGCTTACGAATATCTGCATAAAATCCGTTATATTTAGAAGGTCTAATTAGATCTATTAATTCCCAGTACTCTAATATACCTAGAGTATTTACTTGGACTGTATCTCCAGGAACTAATAAGCGTTGAGGTCTATTATGCCACTCACAGAAAATAAATGCATTTGTTATTTCTCTTTGCTGTAATAAGTAAATCATTTTATTACATGGTATATTATACCAAGTCTTAATAAACTTAACATCTACATTACCCCAGATCTGATCGACACCATCTACTTGCCAGGCATCATGATCTTTCCATGTACCTCTATCAATTAAATGCCATTCAAATACTTCACATTCAATATCTAGTTTTAGTTGCTCAAAAGATCTACCTCTTGGATTATATTTCTCAGCGCGAGCATCACGTTGATTAATAAAGTCTTTAGTTATTTTAATATCTACTATCATTAATGAACCTCTGCATAGTTATTACCGATTGTACCTTCACCTGCCATAATATCTACACCCATTTCTTTAGGGCCTTCAGCAAATGATTCGATTAGAATTTCTAATACTCGGTTAGCATCTTTATCTGCTGCTGACCAAGCTACCTCATCATGATAATAAAGTCTAGGTTGTGCATCAAGATTTTCTTCTTTAATCTTTCGCATCTGATAAGCTACTGCTGCTTTAGTTGTAATAGCCTCACAACTTTGTAGTAAATAATTAAGTGTCTGATAATCTTGAGGTGTATATACTTTACGTCCATCAAGACCAGGAATATAACCTTCAAGGCTAGAGCTATGACAGTCTGTTACATTCCACATAGAAACTAGTTTATCTTTTAAGTCTTTTAATCCTGGTATAGCATTACCGTATGCTTCAATAGATTGTTTACCTCTCTTAATATTACCAACACCTGTTAATACTTTACCAAGTTTAGTAGCACCAGCACCAAATAGAAATGCATAGATCCAAGTCTTTGCAGTTCGTCTATCAGTATCAATGATGTCTGCATTATACTGATGTATATCTCCACTCATAATTTGGTTAGTGAGGTTATCATCTTTAGCATAATGTGCAAGAGATCTGAATTGATTACCACTAGAGTCAGCACCTACTATCTTTCTTCCAGGTTCTGCTGTTAATAATTCACGAAGTTCTTTACCAAGTTCAGCAGTTACTGCAGGTAGATTAGCAATAACTTCATGACGACATCTGAATGTAGGTGTACCTACTACCCATAGATTACCATGCAATCTGTTATTCTTTAGGTTTTCTATCCAACCTTCTACTACACCACGTCTAGATCTAAGTGTTGTCCAATGATGTATAGCAGATCCATCCCAACCTAATTTATCTAAAGAAGTTTTAGTTAGCTTAGGTGTTTTCTTAATGAACTCTCTACCTAATCTTTCCATTTTCCAATCATCAGGTTCCCATCCGATTGAATATAGATATTCTTTAACTTGTTCTAAGTTACCTAGGTTTGCAGGCTTAGTTATTTTTCTTTGGAATGGTTCATTTATAGGCCATCTAAATGTATCTTCAGGTTTAACTTCAACACCTATGTATTCACTTAACATACGTGCAGTAGCTGCAGTGTAGTAACCTTTCTTAGTATACTTTGGTGTCTTAGGTTGCTTATCAATTAACCGAGTGACAGCTGGAAGTTTAGGTTCAATAATCTTTTCTATTTCATTCATTCGAGATTTAATTTTATCTAATAAATTCAATGCTTTATCTTTATCGAATGACCATCCATAGTATCTACAGTAGGCATCGAACTTAGCAGTTGCCATTTCATTTCGTAAACCTCTACGAATTTTAGGGTTACGCTTAGCCATAACATTAAGTTCGATTGTAAGTTGATTATAGATTGCAGCATTTAAATTAACATCTCTTACACAATACTCCATCATTTTCTCAGAGAATTGTGACCAATCATCGTAGTCTCCTTTATGATATTTAAGATGCTCACCCCATCCAGCTAACCCATGTTTATGTGGTCGTCTGTAGTTTAATACTTGAGATGCTATCCATGTATCGAAGAATCTATCTCCATCATACAAATCAATATCATAAAGTTTCTTTATTATTAATGCATCAAATCCTATTCCGTTATGTGCTATTAATAATTTTGCATGTTGTAATAGTGACAAACCCATTCTAATGTTACCATCATACTTATCTGATTCGTCAGTGTATTTCATGATGCGCCCAGTGTCTATATCTTTTATGACTAGACACCAGATTTTAGTTGCATCAAGACCATCGGTTTCTATATCGAAAACCAATCTCATATTATTCCTTTCTGCCAGACTCCTGCTGCGCTTTTAATTTATTGTTTTCATTAATTAAATTATCGAATACATTTAATAACATAAATTTCTTATCATCCCCAATGATTGCTCTCCTAACATCATCTATTGTTAAAGGATTTTCTTTAGCTACATTGGTTTCTTGTAAATCATCTTTACTCATATATACTCCTTATTCGTATTGAGCGTTAGCTACATTGTTTTTAAGTTCATTATTAAGATCACGCTTTTCTCTTAATATTTGAAGTCTTTCTCTTTCTGATTCAAATATATCAGAGAGTATACCACAATCTTCTTCAGTTATGTTAGGCCCTTTCCATCCTTCAGGTTTAACCATATCTGGTAAACCAAATGGATTCTTCCTGGATTTATTTGCTCCAGGTTCTTTAGCCATATTAGAATGATGTATCTTATCCCATGCTACATCGGCATTACATTTAAATAAATCTAATGTACCAATTGCAATAACAATAAGATCAATCAAACCATCAACTACTTCTTTGTGATCTTTATTTAAGAAGGCTGCTTGAGTTTCTTCAAACTCTTCTTCTAAAAAGTCTAATCTAAATGCTAAGAAATCATTTAGTATTTTATAATTCTTTGAGCGGTACATATCTTCTACCCACTCTGTTGCACCAAACTTATAATGCATATCATTTATATCTGATAGCCATTCACTTTTTAAGGTCATACTTTATAAACTCCTTATGTTTATAGTCTAATATATTTAAATCTGTAGGTTCAAAATCTGTAAATTTAAATTGACGTAGTAAGCTGTATAATGGTGGTGCTGTTATAGCTCTACTCATTTGTTCAGTTACTTTATCAAAATGTTCTTCATAAATATGACAGTCACCTACAATTAAATTAATTCTTCTTGGTTTTAAGTTAGTAATACTTGCTATATTTGCTAAGAAAGTTGCTGCAAATATCATATCACTAGGAACACCAATCATCCAGTCACCAGATCTTTGATACATTGTTAGATCTAAATAGGATTCATAGCCTTCATCTTGTACATAAAATTGATACATAAAATGACAGCATGGTAAGCTAGATGTAGATATATTTTCAGGATTCCATGCATCTACTATTAGTCTTCGGCTATGAGGATTTTCTTTAATATTCTGTATTAATCTTTCTATTTGATTAACACCATTATAATCAACCCAACTATTACCGTAATCAATGCGTAGCTCGCCAGTATCAGGATCTCCGAACTCATTCCAATAATTACACCCCCATTTCTGAAAATCTTTTATATTTTTAGGTCCTCTAATTATTGCAGCATACTCACCTAGTACACTATTAATATTCATTTTACGTGTAGTAATTACAGGAAATCTATCATCACTCATATCGAAATGTAATGTTTGAGTAAATAAAGATTTTACCCAACCATTTCTAGTTTCCCTAAATTCACCATTCATTAGTATTTCATCTGCTATACGCAAATATTTACTTTCATATCTGCTCATTAATGTAATGCCTTTCTACCTAGAAATTCTATTCTAGATTTTAAATCACCAATAGTTAATTCAGGTTCTATATCATCACCTTCTTCGTTAGTTCCTACAACTAAGGCTTTACCTGCTAATAATATAGGTTCAACAAAATAACTGTTGTCAGTATATCTAAAGAAGTAATTCATATTTGAAAGCATTCCTTTATCATCAACATACATATATTGACCCCATTCATCTAAACGTACACCATCAATTGTATCACAATTTATAGTATCTTGGATCCAATGCAATCTTGAGTACTGCTTATTTCCTTCATAGAATACTTCTTTAATAGTTTCATCAATAGGATTTATAAGTATTGCTCTCATTATCCTGACCTCATTACAGGTTTATCTAACTTTTTATTTTCTAAATATGCAGCAAACATTGCACAATAAACTGCCATGTCTACTAGCGTATCTTCTAATGATTCAAAGTTAATTTCTTTGTCTTCATTTTCTGCAAGACTTCTCATACGTAAATATTTAGTATGAATCATATGCATATACGACTTATTGCCGTATGGAAAGTAATCTTCTTCAGTCCACATGTCACCTTGATAATCAGCTTGCTTCTTTTCTTTAAGCTCAGCGGCTTCATGTAATATAGTTGAGGCTGTTACTTTTGCCATTTGTCTTTCCTTTCTTTTTTACGATTATATTTCTTTTTGCTTTTAACAACTTGAGGACGATACTTAGGATCTTCAAGTGTCTTAGCAACTGGGTTTACTTTAATAAGTAATGGATTTGTTATATGTATTTTCATGATATACTCATAATATAAAATGGTTAAAAAAATTGTCGAGCGACAGCCGAGACAATTTTAAATAAGAATTAAATGTCCCCTAAAAGACATTTATGGAGGTTATTATGGGTTATGAAAATTGCGGTAAGCACCCAAATTCTCTTGCACAGCTTAGGCCAGTTATAGATTCTGATACTGCTCGAGAGATGCAAGCACGTGGCGCAGAGAAACGCCGTCAGAATAAAGCGCTCCGAGAAGCTATGAGATTATCAGCCTCCGAGTTTAAAAAGATTAGAGATGAAGTTATAACTGAGATGCCTTCTGCTGTTGATATATTGAAGGTTCAACTAGCAAAAGCAATACAAGTAGAAGACCAAGAGACTATAGAACGTTTAGCTATAGCACTTGCCGAATATGAGCAACCAAAGTTACAACGAGTTGATCAGACCAGTTTGTCGTTAGATGCGTCAGAGTTGTCTGAGGATGAATTGCAAAAGAAGATTGCAGAGCTGTCGACCGCAAG